ACTATTATCTCCACCAAAAGTTCCTATTCCAGAAGCACTATCAAAGGTTCCAATACCACTTACACTAAGAAGAGGTGATTGCTGAACATAAACGTCAGTTCCATCTTGTATAAGCATTATTTGATGAATAGCTTTAGTAGATCCAATGCCAACTTCTACTAAAGATTTGAATGAATTGAAAAGACCTTTGTCTATCGATACAATGTTCGTATTTCCTGTTCCAACCGTGAAATCGGAACGATATAAAATAGATCTCTCATAACCAACTGGTTGACTATCTGTTTTAAATCTATAAAAACCAGTTCCTAAAGTTGTGGTTCCGAATCCAACAATCTTTGCTCTAAAAGTATTGTTATTTGAGGAAGTATTCGTATAATTTAATGATAAAATTCCTCCGGAAGATATATTCGCACCAAAAGATCCTATGAAATTGTTAGATATTTCGGATGTTTCAGATTCTGTATCAAAATAATATTCCGATAAGTATGTATTAGAACCATCGGAAGTTACATATAATTCAACAAAGTTCATTTGGTTTGTTGAATTATCAATTACTTGAACATTGGCATACAAAGAGTTTGAATTTGAATCTAGGTTTACAACAGTAGACGTTTCTCCAGAAGTAATAATGCCAGCAGAACTTACTAAATCTACAAAACCTACTGCAGTTGTTCCAAAACCTACTGCGGAAGATCTAAAAGTATTTCTTACAAGTTTTAGATCATAGTCAATATCATATGGGTTTTCTGGAACAAATCTTAAATATCTATTATTAAATTCATCTTCTATAATGATAAATTCGCCATAATTTTCTCCTAAAATATGGACTTCGGATGATCCAACGTTAGAAATGTTACCTTTTTCAACTAAGTAATAATCATCATTGTCATTTAATAAAACAATCTCCGTAAATTGAATTTGACTACCATCAAGATTTGTTATTCTAACTAAAAGATTTTCATATGAAATTGAGGGATCTAACAATAAAACATTTAAAAATTCGCTAGGTTCATCTTCAAAATTGGAAAATTTATTACTAATATCATCTATTGCAAGAACGCGGTTTCCAATATTATCAATATAATCTGTAAGTCTTACAGTTTCTAACTTAATATATCTAGAATTTCCAGTTATAGGATCAATATCAATATCCTTTACATTATCAAAATTATAAATTGTATCTACTCTAAGATCATCTATATAATCAATTATAACATTTGATTGGTCAATTCCTAAAAGATCGGAAGCATTGGTTTCTTGCTCTATTTGAGTATCAGCAAAATCTTTTAGTCCACTAGTATGCAATAGTGGTTTTATATTTTTTTCTACTTCTTTATATTCTTTGGTGCTCTTTACAGAGTATGAAAGATTTTGATAGTAATCATTATTTGATGTAACTTGATTGTCCAGACTTAATTTTCCAATCTCATCTATCCATCCAACATTCTTTGGAATTGAATAACTAACATTAAAAGTTCCTTCATTAATATCAATTTGAATAATTGTCGCTACTGTTGAAGAATATTTTCCAGTAATAACTTCACCAACGGATAGTTCATAAGTTCCCGATACTTTAAGGGTGGTTCCATCATAACTAGAAACAAATAAATCCCGTTCAGTGTTATTTGTAATTAACTGCTCACCAATAGAGAATGACAATTTACTTTGCTTCACATCAAAAGTAGGATAATCGTTAAAAGATATGATTTTTGGATATCCTTCTTGTATAGTTTTAGCAGTTCCTATATTAGTAGTTAATCCGGAAGGTCCATAATATGAATCTGCCAAATCAAATACTACCTTATCATATGGAGATGTCTCTTGATAATTAGATACCTTAAAGAATCTATATCCATAATCTTCAGAATTAAATCCAGATCCATCATCAAGTTGTTGTATTCCTTCAAGAAATACTAAATCTCCGACAGCAAATGGTAAAGGGTCATATCCAAAAGTTGGTTTAGTTATTTCGCACGTAAATGTGGTGTCAGAATCTGCAGTTACTTTTTGAATAGAAATTCCATTAGTATTATTAACTGCAAATAATTCTACAGTTTGTTCTGGAAGACCTTTTGGTTTGTCCTCTATTTCTATTCTTCTTATGGTATCACCAACCAAAGAGGCATTAAGAATTCCGGAATCAATTTTTTCCCTAGTAGAAGAATTTACAATAACAATATCTGGTGCTTGAATATATCCTTTGCCACCATCTAGAATTGTTATAGTGTCTATTGTATTCGAATTTGAAAGTATTATATTTGAAGATACAAAAGCTGTTGGATTGAGGGTCGGATCAAATGGATATTCAAATTTTTCATTTTTAATTCTTTGCTGTTTTATATTGCCAATAGAAGAAGACTTTGCAAGAACATATGAATCTTTCCCATCAGTTGAAGTAATACTCTGAACTACTGGTATTTTTTTATAACCATATCCTCCAGAAGGTAATTCTATTTTATCAATTCCTCCTTTTGCAGTTTTTGATCTTGTGGTGTATTTTAGAATATCGCAGTCTTCGGAGGAGTAAGAAAGATTTTCTGGAACGTTTTTGAGTAATACGCTAAATGTTTTTTCTCCCACTCCAATAATGTTATATGTTCCAGTATATGTACTATTTGTGAAAAATATTTCAGAATAATTTTTTACGTCTTTATCAACAATACCCAAAACTCCATTATTCTCCAAGTTGTAATAAAGTAAATTTGGTAATTTGGAATCATAGTTTATAGTAATAGAAGCATTTGCCGTACCAACTGTGCCTACCTCAACAATATTAAATTGCCTCTCCAATGATGTAGATTTAAACTCATCTTTAAATTCAGAATCTCTATAAATCTTAAAACTATACCCATAAAGTGAAGAATCTGATAAATCAAATACTAAATTATTATTTTTTATCGTTTTCAATCTTGGATTAATTAAAGATATAAACTGAGACGCACCACCAGTTCCTGTGATGTCAATAGTTTGTGGTGGAGTGGCTATAGAATCTAAGTAAGTGCTGCAAAGTTTAATAGTATCAGAATCTACTTTGAATACATAATAGTCGCCTGTTGTTATTCCAGTTGCTGGTGTAACTGCAGAATAATATATTTTATCCCCAGTTCTTAAATGATGATCATTAAGTGTAATTGCATTTAGTGTTGTACTAATTACAGAAGAATCAAACTCTATAGGATTGACCAGTATTCTGTTTTGATCTTTAGAAATTCTTACAGAGGTAGAAGTCCCGATTCCAACAGATAGATTTGGATTTACTGTTAAATTAATAACATCTCCAGTAAGCATTTCATGAGATGTTGATACTGAAACAATAGCTTTTATTCTCTCAACATTTCCTGTAACTTGCTCATACACAGATTCTAAAGAATACAAATCACTATCAATACCGCCAGAATGGAAGAATAACTCATCAGAATTTATTGAAGTTTTTAATCCAATAATATTTTTACCCTTATTGACTATAAAAAGGTTGGATGGGGATAGTAAACTATATGAAGATACGCCATCAGTTGAAATTGATAGTGTTGTTCCATTTGCAGTATAAACAACTTGTTGGTTATTTTTAAATGGGTGGTTTTCAATGTAAATAGATTTTGTGGGAATTTGTCTGGAAACATTCAATTCATCACCAAAATTAAAAGTCGCAATATGAGATAATCCTGCTGTTGTGCCAAATCCGACCGATTCTAATGGATTGAAGAATACTATATCATCAACTTTAGATGTAAAAATTTCAGTTGAAAAATCAATACTGAATGAATCGGATTTAAAGTTTACTATAGAATTTTCATCATGAGAAACACCTGTCAGTCCTCTTTCAACTCTCAGTATATTTTTATTTTCAAATACTTCTAAGACTTTAAGAGTTTCTGTACCAATTCCAATACTGCTTCCCACAGAAACATTTTGTGGAATTTTGGATAAGTATATTTCTGTTCCACCAATACTTATTGATGATGGAATTTGAGAAATTAAAGTTGAACTTTTGGGAGTAATCTTTACTTTATGAGATCCGTTTAATCTGGAAAGAGTTGTAGAAAAACCTGAAATAGTTACAACATCTCCATCATCAAGTGAGTGATAGGGTAATATGGTTACCTTTACATTTTCTTCATTTTCCCATGTAAATATGGAATTTTCATATACTAGTGCTTCTGTTTCTACATTAAGAATATCTTTTCCTTCCAAAGAAGATACGTATGCATAAGCATCAGATCCACCTGTTCCAGAATTGTCAAAATTTAAAATATCTTCAATTTTATAATTTGAACCAGAATTTATTACTTCAAATCTTTCTACTTCTCCCGTGGAAACAGAATCTAAGACTATTTTTTGATCTTTATAATCATCTATTTTAGAAATAAAATCATAATTGGAATATACATCAGAAATTTTATATGGGAAAGTATTTCTAAGTAATTTAGAATTTCCAAAGTCAAAAGATTGATCTAAAGTATCATTTTCTTCTAATGTTTGTGATTTATATTCATTTCCGATAAAATATGGGAAAGCAGGATTTCCATTTTCGTCAATTGTTGCATAATATGCATATACTCCATTTGGAAACTCCTTAGTTACTCCATATCTACCATTTTTTTCATCTAAAGTCGTATTTGAGGAAGAAAACTTATAATCTTCAACAAAAAATCCTTCTTCAAAACCATCTGGTCTATCAGTATATGTGGCATCTAACGAATAACCAGATACAACTCTTGTTATTGTAGATGATCCATTATTTGGATTAGATCGCGCAAATGGACCATAAATTGGATTTCCATCATATGCCCACCCTATAATACCAGATATATTGTTCTCTCTTTCTCCGAATGAAGTTCTCAATTCTTCAAAATATGAAGATACTGTATATTTTAATTTATTGTCTGTTTCCAGTAAAACTTCATCTCCAAATTTATAGTTATTGTTTACAGTAAGACTTCTAATATTTGGAAAGAATTTTACTCCTTTTCCGGAAGAATTTACTGTAATATATGTCTGACTATCAGAATATCCAATTCCAGAACTCAATACAATAACCTCTACAATTTTTCCATTGTCAATAATGGGTCTGAGTTTTGCTCCAGAACCAGTTCCACTTAAATCTGTAACAATTAAATCTGGTAAAGAATAGTATTCTTTACCCCCATATTGTATATTTACTGATACTATTTGTCCATTTGAAATATTTGGTCTTAATGCTGCGCTTTTTCCATTTTTTACTGTTATTACTGGATTTTTTTGATAGTTTAATATTGTAGATCCATAACCTGTTCCATTATCATAAAGATATAATTGTTCGATCTTACCCCTAACAATGGGTGTTGATACAACTTCTTTGTATATTTGGGTTGTAGTTCCAAAACCAATGGGACTATATTTTATAGATACTGAGATTTCTGGGTAACTGAAGTATTGATAACCAGATCCTCCATCAGAAAACTTTTCATATTCTTTTCTATTATAAAAAGAGTTATCGGTCCCTCCAACTCCAGCATTACATATTCTAAAAGAATCTTCGTCAATTTTTAAAACATAATACTGACTTGATTTTGATAGACCCGATATTTGAGAACTTTCATAATCATACTCAATCAATTCTCCAGTATTAAATCCATGATTTTTAAAATTAATAGAATTTGTTATTGTTGATATCCCAGACGGATTAACGATCAGTTTTCTATTAGTGTACCCACTACCACCGTTCACTACTTCAATTTTTGAAATTGTATTATTTAAATTTGTAGTGGTAATTTTATGTTTTCCAGCAGTTCCTGTTGAAAATCCTATTACATTTGAATTACTTTCATAATCTTCATATGTTTCATACAATGAAACTGTTTTATTGTTTTCAACTTTTACAAAATAAAATCCATTATTTACTAAAGTATCAGTTCCGAACCCAACTTTTATTGGAAGATTTCCATTTGAATTGTATAGAATTTTATCACCATTGTTTAAATTATGATCTTCCAATAATACAATTCTATTTCCAGTCGTACTAATTCCTCCACCATTTACCGTAGTTCTTCCGTCAAAACTTATTTCTCTTACTCTCTTCGTGATTATTGGTTTTAATGATGCGCCAGATCCATTTCCTCCAGAAACTTCTGCGGAAAGAATTTTATCAATATCGTAGTTTTGAGAATCAATATAAACTTCTTTTATAGATCCACTAATTACTGGTTGCGCTAAAGCGTTAGTTGTACCTGAAGAAATGGATATTTGTGGAAGATTTATAACATCGTAATTTTCTCCCCCAACCAAAATATCAACAGACTCTAAAGGTCCATAATATACTTTATCATTTGACTTATAATTACTAATCTCAACTCCATTAATAAGCATTCCCGTTACACCGGGAACAGTTTCTTTTCCAGGACCTTTTATTTTAGATTGGAGAGGTATTTTTTTCAGTATATTTTGGACTCCAATTTCACCAGATTTGTGGGAATAAAGCGTAAAAGTTCCCCTTACAGATCCTGAATCTGGGTTTTTAAATTTTATTGGATTTATTCCAATAAAATGTGGAGAAGAATATAATTTTATTTGTTTTTTATTAGTTAAAACCTCAACATAGTAACTTCCAGTATTTAATCCCACCAACGGTGTTGAGTCTGGTTGATAAAAAACTCTATCTCCAGTTAAAAATGGAGAGTTATTTTCAAATCCAATTATTGTTGTATAATCACCATCACCAATATTATCTTCTACTGGAACACCAGTCGAATCACTATTAATGTCCAAACTTATAGTATATCTGTAATTGTAAGGATTTTCGATAGATTCTGATGGTAAAGAATTTGATGCTACGTAAGAATAGTCCTCTCCATCAAAATATAAATTTTGTATATCTGACGTAATTACGTTATTTCCATATTCTAATGAAACTCCAGAACTTTTTGCGGTATTAAGTTTTCTCCTTAGATCATACTTTGAATTTGGATTTTTACCGGGGAAAGAACCGTCTATTACTACAGAATTTTCGGCAGATAAAACTCGACTGATATGAGGATCATCACTTCCACTAATAACAATATCATTATCTCTTTCAACCAACTCTACCCTATCACCAGATTTTAAACTAGATCTATCAATTTTGTCCGATAAGATATAATTCGATTGATCATTAATTATTCCATATCTTGTTGAAGTATTATAAATCCATGAATTGGCAAAGATTTCTTTATATGTTTTATTGTTTGAATTTTTAACTTCATCACCTATAAATTTAATAGATAAGATATCACCTTCAGAAGTATTAATCTCTTCAGAAGATGGTGTAAAATCAGATAATACACCTAAAATCCTAAACTCAATTTTCTTTGTATTATCATTATTTTCATAACCATAATAAGTTTCATCATTTATAATTAAAGAATTTTTTGAAATATTTTCTGTCAGTCCAGAACATCCCAAAAACTGATTTACTGTTTTACTTGTGTATGTAAAAGTATTATTTCCTACAATCAATGTTCCACTCTCAGGGAATCCAATTGTAGAATCTACTGTTATTACAGAAGAATTAGTAGATGCTTCTAAGATTGATTTGGTATTTGGAGTTATGACAAAATTCCCTTGAATTGCAGAAAACTCACTATTCCCAACATATAGAGATATTTTATAATATTCCTTATTTTTTCTGAAAAAAGGTTCTACAGAAGAAACGGAAGCATTTGTTAGAGGATCATTAGATTTAAATATTGTTTGTCCTAATAAGTTATTTACGTTTTCACCAGATATTTTTTCAACAATGATTACTTCCTCCTTTACATATTCTGCAAAAGAAGGTTTTATTAAGTAATTTTCTAAATTTATAACTTTTGGATTTTCATTATAAAGAACATTAAATAAAACTCTAAAAGATTCATCAGTGCCCTTTGCCCTATAAAAAGAATTTATTTCCTTCAAAAAATTACCAACATTTAATTCCGAAGTAAATTCAGTTTGTTCTAATCCAGGAGATATAGTATACTTTAATTTTTTATAAAACTCCTGTAGAAATAAAGAACTCAAATTCTTTACTTCAGACCCCAAATTGTGTTCTGCAGTAGAACTAGTTGAAAATATTAATTCTTCTCTATTTAAGTCTTGTTCATACGCAGTAATTCCACTAAAACCACGAATACATCCAGTAAAAGTATTTCCTACAATGTTGGTATAAGTAATTATTTCGTCATCAATTTTTAAGAGGCCATATTTTTGAGGATATCCTTTTGTACTAAAAACTTCTATTTCAATATCATCGATTGCTACTGCGGAAGTTAATGTAGTAAATCCAACAACAACATCTGATGTAAGATTATCAACCTTCAAATATTGGTCTAAATTATCAACAATATCGACTGGTCCGCCCTGATATTCTTGAGATATGTAATATTGTTTTAAAAATTCAGAAACCTTTGGATTTTCTTCCAATATAAAACTTGGAAGATGACTTTCAATAATCTGCTGAACCTTTACCCTAGATTCAAAACCAGTCTGTATCATATTAGTTTCTTGTTAAATTCCCGTTTGAGTAACTTGATGTATAATAATCTCTAGTAAACACATTTCCAGTTATTTCATCACCAGAAGCAATTACATCTCTAACCATATTTATCTTACTTTTTGGAATATCAAATGAAAGATATAAATCTTTTAATCCAATAACATCGTTAGATTCTGGAAAGGCTTGGATTTCTATAATTCCATTCTCTCTTTCTGTTGATGTTATATTGATTGTTCCTATTTTAATCTCGCCTTTAACATAATCGACTGTTCCCACATTTTTTCCAACAACAGTTCCATCTGCTTTAACTATAGAAATAACTCCAGTTTTTGCAGTAACATTACTAGGTCTAGATAAAAATACTTGTCCTGCCTCAGTTGCATTATTCACCGAGGTTCCACGAGAAAGAACATTCGGCGTGTCTGTAAAATATACTATAGAAGATTCTCCAGAAACTTTAAATCCGGTCGATTTTATATTATATCCCTGCGGTTTTATATGGAATTGATTTCCAAAACACAATTCATATTGTGCAAATTGATTCAAAGATGCTGCTAAATCCCTTCTTATTCTCACTTTAGTAATATTGGATGTAATTGATTTATCAGTATTGTCGATTAATTGAAGAACTCTACTATACTTAAATCTTCCACCAAATTTATTAAGATCTAAAGATTTGGAATATGTAGTTAAATTGTTTGATACTCTAGTCTTTAAGGATTCTACACTGGAGATTTGAGAATTATTATAGTAAACAGCAGAATCAATCTCAACATAAAGAATCTTGAGATCTGTAATCTTTGTATTGATACCAGAAACAGTGTATTGTTTTAACTGATTTAAAATTTGTGCTTTATTAAAGTCTGAAACAAATGTTCCATTTTTTGGTTTAATGCTCAGAATAACATTTCCAAATTGTGGAGGATCTAATTCTTCACCACCAACAACAGAAACAGATTCTGTATCAGGATATATTCTTTTTATAATGGCTTCATAATCTCTTGATGTTACTGCTCTATTCTGTGCAGAATAAATTTTTGGAGCATAATATTTTATAGAATCAACACTTTCAATACTAGAACCATTTTGTGATGCTTGATTTGTGGTTACTGTTACTATTCCTGGGGAAATTATTTCTCCTTCAGAATCTACAATAGATCCAGAGAATGCAAATGTACTCGCACCGTTCCCATCCTTTCCATCAGTTACAATATAATTTGCAGTAATAATAGTTCCATCATTACCATACTCATCTCCCAACTTCTTACCAAATATGCCATCTCCAAACTTTAACTCATATTTTTCATCTTGTATTTCTTGGAGAAGGTAAATTCTAGAGGATGATGTTGTTTCTAAAATATTATCAAGTTGTTTATACTCTACTCCCAAAATATCTTCTTCTACATCCTCTCCAACCTTTCTCACATAAACAGATAAAGTAGAAGTGTCAATAAAAGAATTGTTTAAAACAAATCTTTGATCCAGAGATCCATCATAAATGAATTTTTTTGTTAAATACGTTCCCTGATATACTTCTATCTCATTGAATGATGCCGTTCCATTTACCACCGGTACGGTTACATCCTGTGGAATTGAAAATGTATATGAATCATCGCTCGTGCTTCCTACGCACACTAGACCCCTCTTTAAGGTGACTGTGGGAGTGTCTACTCCAACCATTACATTAAAGGAAATGATTGCCTTTGCTGCCGTTCTAGAGCGAGGTACATAACCAATATTCCTTGCAAGCGATACCACATTCTCACGAAGAGTGGCAGAGTCCAAGAAAGACTCATTTACAATCATATTACTGTTGAACGCAGTAATATAAGTATTATATGCAAGAGTATCAATCAAGACAGAAAAGTTTGACCCTTCAAAATCAAAGTCACTAAATGTGCTGTTTGCACGAAGATAGTCTTTGATTGAGGTTTTTATCTGATCAAAATCTAGATTTGTAAACTTAGTAAAAGGCATATTATCTTGCTGCCTCTAATAGGAATGAGTATTCTTGTGTCGGAAACTCTTGACCAATAATATCAAATATTACAGTGACTTCAAATTCGTTTAAGTCTGGTCGAGGATCGACAAGAACTTGAACATTTTCAACTCTTGGTTCAAAATTATCAATTGTAATCTCAATTTGCTGCTGAATTATGGATGCAGTACCATAATCAACGAACTCAAAAAGACTTGAACGAACTTCAGAACCAAGAAGAGAATTAAAAAATCTTTCAGTTGGTATCGTTTCAACCAAATTTCTTACAGATCTTCTAATTGCACTCTCATTTTTGAGGATTGGTAAGTCCTTTGTCACTGGATGTGGTTCAAAGGACAAACTAATATCTTTAAATGATCTCGATATCCTTTGAACCGCCATTTTGGTTAGAGTTTTCTGAACTTATTTATACCTCAGTTCCATAAGAAGGTTCGGTTCCGTACTCCCAATCATCATAATCATCATCATTGCGAATTTTTTCGTGCAATTCAGTTTGTTTTTTAAGATCATGACGTGGTGCAAGATCATGCATCACCTCTGTAAGCACTCTTTTTGGTTTTTGTTGCAGTGAACCATAGTCTGAGGAAAGTTTTGTGGTTCCCCACATCTCCCTCATGTATTCTTTGTTTCTATCCACAGGCGAATTTCCCATTTTAGCTCCTGTTTTTTGTCAAAAACAGAACTTTTAGAGGGGTTGCTATCCCTTATCGGTATTTATTTCACGTTCTTTAGACGTTTTCCAGTGATATTCGTCCTCATCACCCATACCAAGACGATCATAACCACATTCTACCTGATAATATTGAGTCGAAACCTTAAAATCGGGCATTTTTGGTTCTGCAGGCGTCAAACTATTGTCAAAAATACGTAATCTATTGTTTGGATAAAGAGCAAATTGTCCATTATTCAGTTCAATAAGGTTATGAGACTTGTGTTCGGCAGGATTTTCACTCGTTGCCCAGTCTACCATGTCTGGGTCACGGTGATAATTGTCAATTGTGCAGACATAAGTACCCTTCTGAATACCAAAGTCCCGTGTATA